GTGAGTGGTTACGAGTGGTCTCTACAAGTTCAACTGACGGTGGGATCAATGTCATAGTCTTTCAACATGACACAGTCCGTGAATTTCTCACGGATAGCTTCACCAAATCCCAAAGCAGTCAACCTCCCAAAGAAACCTTCCTCCGGTTCCGCGTACCGGCGGAATATAGCCTCATCCGTGAAGCGATGTTCCGTCTTAGCTTCTAGCTTCTTGAAAGCTAGCAGCTTGTCCACCACCTTATCATAGATCTTAGAATCGTAGTCTCCGTACCTAGCCCTGAGTAAGGATAGGAAAGGAGCAGATAGGTTGTAGAACATGCCATTTATAACGGCGGCATCGAACTGACGAGCTCGTTCCTCGATTGGACCTCTACCCGGGTAATCCCCTTTACAATACCCGAGGGTGCGGAAGAGAGTTCCAACACAAGGAAAAGGCTGCCATTCGCCGTCCACGTCCAACGCCGGAAATTTCTTGAGAAACGTGACCTCCTCAAACCTACAGTGACTTGAAACAGTCACGTGGTATCCGACGCTCTGTGCGCTGGCCAATATACTGGCCTCATCAGAAGCGTGGTCTCTGATAAGCGCATACCCTATTAGGATGTTAGCGACATTATTAATAAGGGTTGTCAAGGTGCTCCCGGATGCCAGGATGGCCTCGACGTGTTTCAATAGCACGCGATGCTTCTTGTCGGCGCTCATAATCCTGAAAGGCTTACATAGCTGTCTGACGAGGCGGTTGACTAACGGTTCGCTGGGACCGGCTGTTTCGACCAAAAGGTCAAATAGCGGCCCGGTGTGACTAGTGTCACACTTGCTTATATCGATGTCAAACCATACTCTCTCCAGCCCTGCTCCACACGAATAAGTAGAGTCGTCCGAGAAATAGGCGAACAGTGGTGTACTCCCACTGTGCATGTCATTGAACAATTTGTGCATGTTGTCATAAGTGCTCGTCTTTACGAAACGTACCTCCCCTCCCTCCACTAGGAAGGGGTTTTCATACATCGCGTTTTTCAAGCTCTCTGTGACCACGGATCCTTGCAAGGACGCTTTCACACCCAAATCCCCTATGGTTCGCATGTGCTTCAAGAATTTGGCCCACTCCAACTTCTTGGCTTTCTGTAGCACGGTCTTTAACCACACTTCCTCCTGATGAGACGCGTCTTCATACATGTCCTGAAGGGCGCCTATCCGGAGCACTTTCTTGGGGTGTGGGTCATTCTTCCTTTCCTCGGCCGCGCTATAGGCTTCGAGGTAGGGTATTCTGGCGAAGATGTCGACCAGGTACTCCCTGACCAGGCCGATTTCTCCAGCTATTGCTTTCTTCTGCCTGGCCTTATACCACAGGTGCTTGGAGTCAACGGTAACCACACCTTCAGGGTCAGCTGTCCATGGCCAACGCACTGCACATAACCGTGTGGCTATAGCTATCGACAGGTTCCTGTCGTTCGCAGCAATTATGCGGGCTGGAAAGGCCACGGATGGACCAGCGTGTGTCCGATAACTCCCATCCTTCCTATGGTTGTACGCCATCTGTTCTGGCACAGACAGAAGTTCCGCGTCTAAATCGTCTTCTTCGCCGGGGAAGTGAATCATGCCATCCTTCCCGAGGTACTCAGCACCTTCTAAGATAGTGAATCGTCCGGAGTCCACAAACTCACCTGGTAGAATGGTGTCGCAAACGGTCCCAACGCGGTACAGGCCAACATAACTGGAACCGTAAGTTAGTGGCCCTCCTGAAAACTCGGCACATTCTTCGCCGGTGCCATGCTCGCCAGCCGGTAGGCAGCAATCATTCGCTCGCAGGCGAAGTGCCGGAATGTGTTGATAAACACAACATCCCCTTTCATCTCGCGCCGCCCTCGCATCCAACCGGAATGAAGCCCCTCCTGGGTCCTCACCCAGTCACGGTACGCATCTTTGCGGCCAGCATGAATGAACCAAGCTTGGACTACGGGACTACGCGGGTCTCCTGTAGCCATGATGGGCGCGAGCAGACGCTGTACGGCTGAGTTGATGGTGCTGTCTTGGTTGAGATATGCATAATTCATAGCACAACTCTGTTCAAGGTACGATAACAATTCGACGTCCACTTTGACGTATTCAACTCCTGTCCAATTCAACTTGAGTCTGAGATCGCTGAAACCCTCATACCTTCGTCCTCGATTCCCTCTTCTCTTGCTAACCTGTTTCACCTTGAAGAACGCGGTGAAGTCGCGTTCTGTGGTGACTAATGGCTGTGCAGTGAGAAGTTCGGGGCCGACGGATGACGCATGTGATTTAACCTCAAACCCCATTCGACCAATTTCCCTTAAGCGTGCCCACAGACTCCTTCTCGTTTGCTCCTCCACCTTGGTAGAGGTGGTGTACACATTCGCGAACTTGTAATTGTACGTCCACTTCAAGCCTGGATGGTTGATGTTCACTAGAAGGGTGTCGTGAGGGAGATGTGCTACCTCTCTCCACGCAAGATCCTTAGCCCATCTGTCCCAATTCATCGGCGGGTCAGCGGCGGGTACAAGCGGGAGTGGTGGCGCCGGGGGCTCTTCAGGTGGTG